AGATGTTTTAAAACTAATAGAGTCCAGTAAAAAGCATGAGTTAGTAAAGCACTTCGAACTTGGTAATACAAAATATGGTTTTATTCCTAATCTTGACGATATGAGTTATGGCGAATATGTAGATTTATCTGAATATTCTAAAGACATGTGGCAAAACATAGCCGAGATAATGACAATACTATACAGACCAATAGTAGAAGATAAAAAGGGTAAGTACTCAATACAATCCTATAATTCTATAGATCAAGATGTCATAGAAATGTTTAAACAGAAACTTACCATGGACATTGTATTCGGTGCTCTTAGTTTTTTTTTGCGTTTACAGATGGACTTAATGATAGGTATCCTGACCTTTTCGAAGAATCAGACGAAGAGGATAATAGATCAACCGACCTCAACGGAAGCTCAAATTTTGGCAGAAAATGGGGTTTTTACGCCACAATTGCAGTCATTGCAGGAAACGATCTCACAAAGTTTGACGACGTTACAAGACTCAACATCCACGCATGCTTAACTAATTTAGCCTATAAAAGAGACTTTGCAGTATTTGAATCCAATAGGATGAAGCTGCCTAGGAACCCATCGTAAAAATAAAAATGTCTTTTGTAGTTATAATCTGTAGATAACCTTACTATGGCTTCAAACAGAAAGACCTACATTACCAAATCTACAGAAAGAGGACGAGATACAGTGGCAGAAGGCACTATAGCAATGCCTTACTCATACGGTAGATCTGTACCTAGAAATGGATTATATGCATGTCTTTGTGCAGATAAGAACACCTACAGTAGAAAATGCTGCAAGGGCTATCTTATTAATCAAGGAATTGGCAATATATACGGTGTACAATCTGTATATGCAGGATCATTCTCACAAGGATTCAATATAGGATTCCAAGGCGGTAAAGGCACAGCAAAATAAAAATAACAGAAACAAAAGCAAATGGCAACTAAAAGTCAGATAATTGTAGACTCAAATAATACCTACGTACCCAATACGTCAGGATTAATTACTCCACAACAAGTACAACAACTTAATACAGCATGGATTAGCTCTTCTACATTTCCAGAAGATCTACCTAATGCATCAGTAAGATACGCAGAAACAGCATCCCTACTTCTAGGAACAGTATCATCTGCATCATTTGCAGTAACAGCATCTTACGCTTTTAGTGCAAGTAACGCTACTAGTGCATCTTATGCTTATACAGCTTCTAGTGCTTTTAAATCTACAACAAGTAGTTTAGCTACCACAAACATACAAACAGCTTCGATAAACTTAAACACTATTACATTTACAAAAGGAGATGGTAGTCAATTTAGTTTAAGTATAGCAGTATCAGGATCTGTAGCAAGCGCAAGTTATGCTAATACAGCTGGAACTGCAAATACTGCAATTAGTTCTAGTTACGCTAGTAATGCAGAATTATTGGATGGATTAGATTATACTGCATTTGCAAGTACTGGTTCTTTTAATGCCTTATCTTCTAGTTATACAGCTTTAAGTTCATCATATAATACTTTTTCAGGTAGTGCTTCTACAAGAATTACCGCAAATAGTGCATCTATATCTGCTATTAGTTCTTCTTTATTACAAGTAAGTTCTTCTACTCAACAAGTAAGTGCTAGTTATATTGCATTAAGTGCAAGTTATAACACATTTTCTGGAAGTGCATCTACTAGATTAACTAGTAACTCTGCGTCTATATCTGCTCTTAATACTGCTACGGCTTCTTATGCAGTACTATCGGCAAACCAAACATTTAGTGGAGTAAATACTTTTAGTAGCAATATTACTGCATCTAATATAAAAATTACGGGTACAGCATCTATAGCATTCTTAGACGTAACGTTCCAATCAAGTTCTGTTATCTACTCAAGTGGATCTAACCAATTAGGAGATGCTGCTAACGATACTCAAACATTATGGGGTACAGTTAATGTAGTATCAGGTCCTTTAGTGGCAACAGGTTCAGTTAACGTAAGCGGATCTATCACAGTATACGATGCTAACAACTCAGTAATTACTCATCACTTAAAAGCACCAGCGGTTAATGGAGTAGAAATACTAAATAATGGTGGCAATGTAGTAGCTTTATTTGGAGCAGGCGGTTCACAAGGCACTACATTTAATGGCCAAGTTAACGCAACAGCATTCTCTGGATCTGGTGCAAGTGTATACGGTGTAGTAAGTTCTTCTTATGCATACACTGCATCATCAGCTGTTAATTCTTTAAGCGCTTCTTTCGCTACATTAGCTTCTACAGCTATTAATGCTACTTCAGCTTCATTTGCTTCAACAGCAGGAACAGCAAACAATGCTGATAAGATTGCAGTAAATAATATACACTCACCAACAGGATTTGGTCAAAGACAATATCCATTAATTGTAAATAATGCAAGTGGATACAAATCAGCATCAATAGAAACAGATGTATACTTTGATACGCCAGTAGCGCCTTTTATTAGTGTAATGAATGTAACTGCATCGTTTGCAAATAACGCTGCTACATCATCTCTTGCTGGATCTTCTTTATCTGCTAGCTTTTCAACAAGTGCTTCTTTTGCTATATCAGCTAGTGTTGCAATAAGTTCTTCTTTTGCTTTATCTGCAAGTATAGCAACAACTGCATCCTACGCTTTAAATGCAGGATCAGATTTCCCTTTTAGTGGTTCAGCAGTAATTACAGGTAGCTTAACAATAAGCGGATCAACTAATATATCTTCAGGTTCTATAATATTATATAGTCAGAAAGTAGCAAATAATAAATCTTTCGAAGCTTGCGTTACTCAATCAGAAAATGCTCTAAATAATATCATTAGTGTTAATCATACATCAGCTACAAGTACTGGATCTTTCATAGTATCAGGATCTGGAAATATCATATCAACTACTTCATTTTTAGCCAACGTTTTCGCTAATCAAGGCGCAACATCAGCATTTGGTGGTACAAATTCTTACATAACAGTATTGCCTTTAGTTAGTGGTTCTAATCCTAATTTTAGTTCAGCAATAGGAAGAAGAGGACCAAATTTTGCTAATAGTAACGTTAACTCAACGATAACCGTAAATGATAATAGATTAACAGAAACAAGTACTCCAGTTGTTTTCAATAGTAGTAATTTGCTTATGACCGCAACAGCAAATATTCAGTCTGGAAGTTTAACCATTAATAACTCTCAATTACTTGGAAGCGGTACTACTTTTGTATTAAGTGGATCAGGTACTCAAGCAGGAAATGCTACATTAGCTGCTAACATAATAGCCACTGCTGCTACAACGACTATTACTTTTAATGCTACAAGTTCTGGAACTGCTACATTAAGTAGTAACATAATAGTTGGTAGTAACATCAAATTGTCATTAACTGGTTCTACACCACTTAATAGTACTGTTTCTTCCACTCCTTCTCTTTTAGATTCTGCTATTATAGGTAGACACTTAGTTGTAACTGGTAGTAGTAACTCAAACAGTACAACAGCTAACATCGCAGTATTTGGTCAAAACAATACAGCTGATGGATTACTAAACGATGGTAGATTTACTAAATTTGCAATTGGTACAGGAGCTTCAGATGCATCAAGATCTACAGCATTCCACGTATCTGCATCAGGTATGACCACTGCAAACATAGGATTAAATGTAAGAGGCACAGAAACTGGAGAAACAGAATTAGAAGTAAGAGCAACAGGAGTTAAGATTGGTAATTTACTTGCAGATGCACATAATTTAACTGGATCTTTCTCAATAACAGGGTCTCAAACAATTACTGGTTCTTTAGTAGGTCAACCCGTATCTCAATCAGTAAGTTCGAACACAGCAAGTTTAAACTTAGCAACAGGTAACTTCTTTAACTTAACTTTACCAGCATCCGCAAACACTTACATCACAGCAAGTGGTCAATTACCTGGTCAAACAGTAAATATAAAAGTAACTCAAGGCGCAACAACTGGATCTTTAAGTTTTGGTGCAGGATTTAAACAAGTATCAGGATCTTATTATACAGGATCTTCTACAGCAAACGCAGTAGATATTGTTACATTGATTTCATTCGATAGTACAGGATTATACGTATCAAACGTTAATAACTTAATATAATAGATGTTTACACCATTCGCATTCGTTAAACAGGCAGTAGCAGCAGCAGCGCCTGCTCCATCTTACCCATTGACTACTGCATTCTTAGCAGCAACTGGAATTACTGGTTCTGCTAATATTACTGCATTACAAGATTTTGAAACTGGGTTAACTACGTATGGTTTAAATAGTAAGATGACCGCAGTATATCCTTTAATGGGAGGTAACTCAACAACGACTGCGTATAACTTTATGAATACAAGTTTATACACAATTACTTGGTCAGGAAATTTAACTTATTACATAGACGGAGTACAATCTACAGGATACGGTAATGGACAAGGCGATAGTGGAATAGCAGGAAATCAATTTTCAGTATCAGAAGGCCACACTATGGTTTGGGTAAATACAAACGAAAGTCCTGGTACTTGGAACGGAATTAACTATCCAAGAGAATACGGTTTAGCAGGAGATGTAAGTAATCCAAATCTTACTCAATATTATGGACAAATGTACGGAGCTAACGGTCTTACAATAGCGTATCCTTGTAATGCAGCTACAAGCGCTGGAGATGGATCAATTATTAATGGTAGTAATACAGACGCCAGAGGTAAATGGATAACTAGTAGAATTAGCGCAGGCGATTTAGCAACATACAGAAATGGAAGCAGTTACGGAACTAATACTGTTACTTTAACTGGAAGAAGTTACTCTAGTGGATTTGGTCCGTTTACAATATTAAACGGCGGAGGAGCTTATAGTCCAAGAAGAATAGGATTTTGTACAGTTGGAGCTGGAACAGGAACTGGTTTAACTAGTACTGACGCAACTAATTTATATAATATGGTTAACTCATTTAACACAACAGCAGGAAGATAATGGCACTAGTAGCAATTTTAACACAAGAACAAAAGGATTCAATTGAAGGTCAGTATTTAACAGATAATTGGATCTTTAATTGTAGTTTAGACAACGATAACAATTGGACATTGGGTCAACCACAAATTGATGCATGTACAGTAGAAGAGTATCAATGGGTAAAAACTCTGCCATTAGTAGAGTGGATACCTCCAGTGCCAACGCCTCCAACAACAGGATCTTTATAATATGTTTTTTAATAACCCTATAGCAAACTTTGCACAACCAAGAGTAACTGGTAACAATTACTACTATAATATTGTTACTGATGGTTTAATATGTTATTTAGATGCAACAAATCCTGCATCAAATAGTGGAGGTAGCACATGGTACGATTTAACTCCAAACGGATACAATTTTACATTGTATAATGGTGCTGCTTTTGGTGGATCCGGCGCCTATTATGGTGGATACGGCGCAAAATATGTATACTTTGATGGTACAAATGACTACGCTCAAATTAATAACTCATACCTATCTTCAATAATAACATTTCCAGAATACACAATACAAAATATTATTTCATGGGTAACTAATAGTGAAGAAGATACTTTAGCAACAGGCGGAATAGGATCAGCTGGAACTTACTTATATATGGCTTACAATGGAAATGTTAGAGGTCATAACTGGGCCGATGGAGGAACCACTGTTACAGATACAGGTGGAGCTAACCTATATCCATTATGGACGTCAGGATTTCAACAAGTGAAATATAGTACATCAACATTTAGATGTGGCACTTACTCATTAAATACTACTACTACTTTACTTGGAACAAGACCAACATCAAGTCCAACAACATATACTGTAATAGCTAACAGAGAGGCCAATGGAGCTAGTGGAGCTTTTGGTAATTTTTATTTAACTGCAGTTTTATATTATAATAGATTTCTTTCAAATGATGAGATACAACAAAACGCAAACACATACGGTGTAGTATAATATGAGAACATTTATATTTTTTAATTACGACGAAAGAGACAGATTAGATTATTCTCAATTGGTAGAAACATCACAGGACACTGTCAGACAGTCTATAGATAAAACTAAGACATTTGTTAGCTATGTAACAGAAACCATGCCAGACACAATCCAGGCTTTAACCAGCTATATTGGTCCATTAACTTACGAAGAAACTTTAACAATATTACAAACAGCAGAGTGGTTACCACCTGCACCAACAATATAACATGCCAATCCCTAAAAGAGAATCAGGAGAAACAGAGAACGACTATATCCCAAGATGTATGTCAGAAATAGGCAGCGAATACGAACAAGATCAAGCGCTTGCTATTTGCTACCAACAAATGTCAATTAGCCTAATCAGAGACCGAGAGTACCGCAAGATGCTTACTCAAAAGGATCCTATGATGGCCAATTACAAAAAAGAAATGAAAAAGAAATAATTCATTATAATACAAACGAATTCATAATATGAAATTAGAAAATAATCAGTCGTACATCACCAACCTACAATTTGCAGGTGGTCAACCAGTTGGATCTGGTAGTTTAAATCCAGCAGCAATTGCACGTGGTGCTATACAAATTTCTGGCAGCTTAACAGCAACTGGATCTTTTAAAGTAACTAATCCATTTGGCAGAGTATATAACTACTTCTTAACAGCTTCAGTTTCTGCATCTAACGCAGCTTCTCAAAGTACAGGAAGTACACAATACGTTGCAATTAGTGGATCTAATACTCAGGCAGCACAAATAGTAGCATCTAGATTAACAGCAAACCAAGATTTATTTTTATCTGCTTCTGTTGGAGCTACATCTCTTGCTGTTACAGCTTCATTCGGTGGATCAGACGGTAATGCAATTTTAGTACAAGCTTTATCGGCTTCTTCTACTTTAAACAGCCAACTTACTGGTGGAACAGGTAAATCAAACTGGCCTTATCAAATGCCGTTTGCATCACAAGGATTATATGTAGGAGTAGCAGGAGATTTAAACATAACAACTGTAGATGGTTCATTCATATCATTTACATCTGCATCAGGATTTATTCCTGGATTAGTTGCTTCTATATCTAGTTCTTCTACAGCATTAGCTATTATTGCTTTAAAATAAAATAACCAATGATTAATGCATTTGGTAATTACATAGGGTTCGGTCAACCTCAAATATACCCATTATTTAAAACTACTGGATCTGTAGATGTATACAATGTTGGTAACGACACAGTATTTTCATTCTATAATGATTCAGGTAGTGCTATACCTAGTCAAGGCACTGGATCTATTACATTCTCTAGAAACTATAGGGTTGAATACTTAATAGTTGCAGGAGGAGGATCTGGTGGAGTTGAACAGGGCGGAGGAGGAGGTGGTGGTTTATTAAGCGGATCATTTACTGCTATAGCAAATCAACCTTATGATATACGAGTTGGTTTTGGTGGACAATGGTATCAACCATCAGGATCAGCACCTGACTATGGATTTAGTGGGTCTCTATCATATATTACAGGATCTACTTTGCCTTTTTCAATTGTTTCTTTTGGAGGCGGAGGCGGAGCAGGATCTATGGCAGTTAATAGAGATGCAGCGTACGCTCCAGCAGGAAATGGAGGATCAGGTGGAGGAGGAGGTGGAAATCTACAAGTACAAGCGCCAGGTACAGGATCTCAAGGATTTGCAGGTGGATCAGGTTCTGTTGTAGGACCTGTATCAGGACCTCCAGACGGAAATGCTACATCATATTGGATCGGAGGTGGTGGCGGTGGCGCTACATCTGTAGGTACAAGTGGATCTAGCTTTGTTGTAGGACTATATACCTATGCAAGACCAGGAAATGGAGGATCAGGATCATTTAGCTATATTGGTAGTACAAGTGGATCATGGTACGCAGGTGGAGGTGGAGCAGATTATGTATCTAGTCTTAACTTAAGTACTTTCGATTACACTTTATATCCTACTGGTTCAGGCGGAATAGGTGGTGGAGGTAATGCATACTCTGATGGTCAACAAAGAACAGGTGGAGGCGGCGGAGCTGGTGGTAGTAATTACAGAACTGGTGGCATTTCTCCTATTTTTTATGGTAATGGTGGTTCAGGAATTGTAATACTTAGAGTTAATCTAGACAATCCTCTTCCAGCTTAATCTAGAAAACGAAGCAAAACAATAATATATTTTTATAATCTCAATAACAACAATATGGATACTCAAAGTATTATCAACAAAATCGCTAGCTTAGTTGGACTTGACAAACAAGTTAAATTAGGTAGCGGTGTATACGGTAAGTTAGAAGACGGCGGTGCAGTAATGACAGATTCATTCGGAGTTGGCAACGTATTATTCGTTGTTAGCGAAGACGGAAACAAAGCACTAGCTCCAGACGCAGAACACAAAATTTATATACAAACAGAAAATGGTAGTAAACTATTTTTAATCACAACTGTAGGCGGAATCATTACATCAATGGATTTAGCCCCACAACCAGGAAAAGAATTAAATATGAAAGAACAAAACTTAGAGAACGATTTAGTAGGTGCAATTACATCTCCTAAACCAAAAGAAGACAACATCGTAGATTCAAAAGATTTACCAAATGTAAAAGACAACATGGCAGCAGACGATATGGCTTCTAGAATGGACGCTATGGCTGCAGAAATTAAGCAATTAAGAGACGATATTGCTAACATCTATTCTAAGGTAGAACCTAAAGAAGACATGGAAAAAATGGGTATGGAATCTAAAGACGAAAAGTCTGTAGTAGATGACGTACTTAAAAAAGGACTTGGTGCTGGCGGACAAGGTAAGCCTAACGATGGCGGACCTTCTAAGTACAACATGAGTGCTCAAAAGAAATTCACTGGTGCTCCAGTTGAAGAAACTCAATCTTTAAAAGGATTGTTTAAATCAAAAGCTCAAAACACAATGTCTACAGTATTCAATAAAATGAACAACTCTAGATTTTAATTTATTCATAAACAAAGTTAAACATTTTTTAAAATGCCAACAACTACTTCGATCACCACTACCTATGCCGGACAATTCTCTGGTAAGTATATCGCAGCTGCCTTGTTATCAGCTCCAACTCTTGATAAAGAGTACATAACAATCAAACCAAATATTAAGTACAAAGAGGTAATCAAAAAGTACAGTAATGACAACGCTATCTTTGATGCGCAATGTGATTTCACTGCAACTTCTACAGTTACTTTAACTGAGACTATTTTAACTCCTGATGAATTTCAAGTTAACTTACAATTATGTAAGAAAGACTTCCGTTCTGATTGGGAAGCTATTGAAATGGGTATCTCTGTATTTGATAACTTACCTGCTTCTTTCACAGAATTTATGATCGGTCAAGTTGCTGCTCAAGTAGCTGCTCAAACTGAAAGTAATATCTGGACTGGTTCTGGTGTTCCATCAGGTCAATTCCAATCTTTCGATTCTTTATTTAGAGCGAATGGTTCAGGAGTTATCTCTGGTTCTTTAGCAACTAGTGGTTCTATCACTGGTTCTTCAACAGTAATTGCTGCTTTACAAGGCGTAGTAGATTTAATCCCTACATCTGTATACGGTAAAGAAGATTTAGGTATCTATGTTTCTACTGCTACAATGAAAGCTTTCCAAACTGCAGTTGCAGGAGGTTCAGCTTACGCTAACGGTTACAATAACCAAACAGTTATTGGCTTGAAACCAATGGATTTCCAAGGTATTCCTTTATTACATTGCCCAGGTTTACCACCAACGGCTGTAGTAGCTGCTCAAAAATCTAACTTATTCTTCGGTACGGCTTTATTGTCTGACAGAAACGAAGTTAAAGTATTGGATATGGCTGACTTAGACGGATCTCAAAACGTTCGTATTATCATGAGATATACAGCGGGTGTAGCATTCGGATTTGGTCCAGATATCGTTTACCAAGTAAGCAGAAACTAAGATCAATATTATAGGAGGTCATTCATTTGGCCTCCTTATTTAAAAAAAATAGAATTAAAATTATAATAACATGCCTTGTAATATAACATTAGGAAGAAACGAACCTTGTAAAGACAGTATAGCTGGTTTACATGGCGTTTACTTCATTAATTACACTACAGGTAGCTTTGCATTGAATGCGAACGACGAAGTAACGTCTTTCCCTACATCTTCAACAGCGTATTACTACGAATTGAAAGGTGCAAATGGCTACACTGAAACTGTAAATACCAGTCGTGATAACGGTACTACTTTCTTTAGTCAAGAATTAAGTTTGACTTTAAAGAAATTATCTGCTGATATGACCAAACAATTCAAATTGTTGGCTTACGGTAGACCTCAGATCGTTGTTGCTGACAGAAATGGTAACGCCTTATTAGTAGGAAAGCTTGAAGGTGCTGATATGACAGCTGGTACAATTGTTACTGGTACTGCATACGGAGATTTATCAGGGTATACTGCGGTATTCACTGGTCAAGAACCTTTACCTGCTAACTTCTTAACAGGATCAACTTTCGCTAATCCTTTCGCTGGTGTAGCAAATGCTCCAACAGTTGTTTACGGATCTGTAGCTTAGTAAATTGATATACGAGACCTAGTCTCTATTCATATAACCACGTCGGGAGTACCCTGTCTGTCTCAACAGATAGGGTATTTTTTTGTAAATTAAAACATTAATAAAATGGCAAAAGTAAAAGTAGCATCAACCATCGTAGTATCTGACACCAAGAAGCGAGGGCATGCCAAGAAGTCCTACAATAAGCACTCCAGTAGACCTAAGGCCTACAGAGGACAGGGCAGGTAATAAAACAAAATAGTAGAATTCAGTTATAATATATGATACAATTAACATGATAGTAGTAACTCCAGATACAAACACAAAGCAATCCTTCAGTATAAGAACTATGCCTAGTGCAAGCTTGTCTAGCTTTAAGGTAAGATTAGGTTTAACTAACGAGGACACCAACAAAGTAACCTCTATAACAAACGTAACTGCTAGTTATAATAACTTTGATTTTTTGCAAGTAACTGCATCAATGTTCTTAACTGGTAGCGACTTTTACACAGTAGAAGTTATCCAATTATCAGGATCTACTGATTGTACTGTTTTGTACAGAGGAGAACTATTCCCTACTACAGAATCTGCTACAGTTAGAAACTCTGAGCCTATGTTGAGTTACACTGGAAGCTCTAGCAATATTAACGACTATATTATATACTAATAACGATTATGGAAACAAAAGAATCAAGAGTAAAAGTAATTAACCTTTCAGGAGGTTACATACTGCCAAAGATTACCGAAACTAAAGGTAGAAAGCAACACGTAGAGATTGGAATCGATGGAGCTGACGATTTCTTTACTACACTTATTAAAAGATACGAAACTAGTCCAACAAATCAGGCTTGTATAGATGGATCTACGGATTTAATTTATGGTAAGGGTATCAAAGGTAAAAAGGGATTCCAACAATTAGAGGACTATCTTTACACATTAACCACTAACGATGAGATTAGAAAGATTGTATTCGATTACAAAATGTTTGGTAATGCTGCTATTCAATGTGTATTCTCTGAAGATAGGGAAACAGTAATTGGTTTTTATCATATTCCAGTTGACACATTAAGAAGTGAGAAAGTTGGTGACGATGGAGTTATTCATGGTTTCTACTACTCTTCAGATTGGTCAAACCGAAGAATACAACCTACAAGAATTCCGGCATTTGGCGAAGAGGAGTTTGAGAACGATACACAAATTATATACTTCAAGAAATATTCGCCTGGTAAATTCTACTATGGTATTCCTGATTACTATAGCTCAATTCAATACTGTGCTGTAGAGGAAGAGGTAGCAAACTTACACATCAACAATATCTTGAATAACTTCATGCCAAGTACAATCATCAATTTTAATGGTGGTTTACCTGCATCAGAAGAACAATACTTACTTGAAACTACAATAGCATCTAAATTTGCTGGTACTTCAAACGCTGGTAAGTTTATCTTAAGCTTTAACGAGAACGCTGAGCAAAAGACTACAGTAGAAATGTTAAGACCAGAGAATTTACACCAACAGTACGATTTTATTGCAGAAGAGTCTAGTAGAAAGATAATGTTGGCACACAGAGTAACAAGTCAAATGTTATTTGGTATCAAAACAGCATCAGGCTTCTCCAGTAACGCAGACGAGCTCAAGAACGCATACGAGATCTTTTTGGCTATGGTAATCAACCCTATGCAAGAAGAGGTGGTTAAGCAGATCCAGGGCATCATTGAGTACAATGGCTACGAAGGTCAAGAGCTATACTTTGCACCATTAATTCCATTTGGTTTCTTGGCAGAATTACAACAAGAAGCTGGTGACGCTGGAGCACAAGAGATTATAGAGAATCCTAACGATGTAGCAGATACTCAAGGAGTTGAGCCATCTTCAGAAGGAGCAGACACAGACACAAACAATCCAAACGAAACAATTGGCTTCGTTGATCCAGGACCTCAAGGATTTTCTAAGCAAGATTGGTCAAGTTGGGAATTAGAACACAATTACGAAATAGCTAAATAATGAGCAGAAATATATTATTCATATCAAGAAATGATATCATCAAACGTTCTTACGTTGGTGGAAACATCGATCCTGAAAAGATCATACCATTTGTAAAGACAGCTCAAGACAAAAACATCTTGACTACTTGTGGTACTGTATTGTACGAATACTTACAAGATCAAATAGAAGCAGGCACTTTAAGTGGTGTTTATGTGACTCTTGTTGAGTTATACATAAAAGACTGTTTAGTGCACTACGCTGTATGTGAAGCTCTACCATTCTTAGCTTACACTATAGCAAACGGTAGTATATACAAAAATACTAGTGAGCAAGCGGTTAGTCCAACTAAGAATGACATAGATTTCTTATTACAAAAAGAATTACAGACAGCACAGTTCTACAACGAAAGGTTGACTACATACTTGATTGCTAATAACACGCTATATCCTCAGTACAATCAATCTAACGGTCAATTAGATAACGTTTATCCTGATATGGGCCAATCTTACACAAATGGATGGGTACTTTAATATGAGCGAAAAGAAAATATACCTTGGATATTCTCCAAAGGCAAAGAACATAGAGAAGCTAGCTAAATACGTAGCAGAGAAAAAATCTGTGACTATAGGTAAGATACACCAAAAACTAAACAAAGGTCCACTTAAAAATAAAAGATTCTAATGCAAACTATATACTCTTTTACTCAGTTCTTTAATTCTGTTTGTTTGTCTCATCCAAATATAGAAACATTTAATGTATCAGACGATATGATGGATGCAGATACTGCTAAGCAGACCTTATTTCCTTTGGCTTACATGGTTTTAAACAATGCTACTATTACTGGATACTCAGCTATGACTTACAATGTTAATTTACTTGTAATGGACAGAACTGCAGATATAGTACAAGACTCTTACGGTAAGTACAACAGTATTACAAAAGATTATAAGGGCATTACAAACCTATTAGATGTTTGGAATACTTCTATGATGACATTGTCAGATATTATAGTATACATAAAGAACAATGCACAACCTTACCAATTTTCTATTAGCGACGATGTGATTCTAACTCCATTCCAAGAAAGGCTAGATAACGCATTAGCGGGATTCTCTGCTGTAATGAATATAACTGTACCTTTCAATCCAAGTAACTGTTTATTCTATAACGTTACTGATGCTCAAGCAGATGGCGGAATAAATGGATGTAACTAATGGCTTCTAATACTATAGGATCAGTAAGCTACAATACTCTTGTTGAATGGGCTTCAAATGTTACTGCTCAAGCTAAGGCCAATATACTAAGAAAAAACAAAGTAGCTACAGGAAACTTATACAAATCAATTACTTTTGAGATATTGCCAAATGGAACTGTAGAGTTTTACTACGACGATGCTGGAGATTATGTTGAAGGAGGCAGACGCGCAGGAGCTAAATTCCCACCTATATCTAAAATAGCAAGTTGGGTAAAAATAAAAGGACTAGAACAGTGGAGAAATAATAAGGGTCGGTATATTTCAAGAGACGCACAAACCTTTTTAATAGCCCGTGGAATCTCAAAGAATGGCATAAAACCATTTCCATTTTTTAGTGATCCATTTGATGAAGCTATGAAATCTTACGAGTATGTACTAGAAGAAGCAGTGGTACAAGACATAGAGAACGATATAGATACCATGATATCAATTAAACTATAATCCTTGCTACACCAGATGCTCATGGTTAGGCTATAATTAGCTTTCTAATAGAATATACGTCCAATCCTTTTAACAGTCTCTAATGAGACTTTTTTAGGGTTAGTACGAAATGACAATTTGTTGTTATAATACTATATAATTCTCAAATAGATGGCAATTACCATAAATCAAACACCACCATTAATTAACTTAGCACAGAGTCCAATAGCGTTCTCTGTTATTGATGGTGCTTACGCTAGTTCTAGTTTTCAGTATACTTGTAATTTACAGATTTGGACAGGTAGTTTATCTGCATCAGGATCAGGAGCACAATACTCACTAAGAAAATATCCAAATGCTTCAGGCTATGGCATATTCGATGTTTCTAGATTTGTCAACAGTTCACTTACTAACTTGGCCTATCAAGCTACAAGTTCAGTAGTATATTTTAAGCCAACATTTAACTTTCAATATCAAGCTTCTATTACAGGATCTAACGTTGTTGGTAGCACATACGTTGCATTAGACGGATACTCTGTATTTCCAGAAGCAATCAACGCATCACCAACTGCATCAGTATATTGGCCATTAATGACAGACGGACCACAAAGCCAGTCTATTGCAATAACAGACAAAGGCTTTTACGCAGTTTATGTAGGCCAAGGAGCTAACGTAAATGTTTCTTATACTGGTAGCTATTCAAATGGATCTACAACTTTTGCAACTAGAACTGTATCAGGATCTACTTCTAATACAACTGCTTCTGTAGCAAGAGTACCAGCAGGACCAACTCAACAAGGCTTTCCATTAGCACTAACAAATTCAGGCTACGACTTAGAAAGCTATACCATTAAATCAAATGGATATTCGATAAACAACGTAATTGAGTGTGCTTACAAATATACACCAGTTAGAGTACTTTGGAAAAATAGATACGGACAATTTGATTGGATAAATTTTTGGTACAAGAATGTTCAAGACTTTACAACTGAGCAAAGAACTTACCAACCTCAATTAGGTAGTTGGAATGCTAGTCAATTAAGTTATAATGCTTATCAGACTGCAACTCAAAGATATATTGTTGATGCTAGTCAAACAATTACTGTTAATACAGAATTCTTGCCTCAAGATTATAATGAGATATTCAAACAGTTATTGGTAACTGATGAAGTGTATTGGATGTACAATCAAGCAGATAGTTTAGTTAAACCATTGACTATTAAAACTAGCAATTTAACATTTAAAACTGGAGTAAACGATAAGTTAATTCAATACACATTTACTTTCGATATCGGTCAACCATTCAAATTGATCATCTAATATGAGTTTATTTACTACACAAGGTTATAGGTACCAATTAGTAGCAGGAGATAATGTTATCTTGGATACATTTGCAGACGAATCAATTAAGATTAGTAATAACATCACTGATCTATTTGATATTGGTTCAGTACCAGGAACTTTTACAAGAACTATAACTTTACCAGGTACAAAAAAGAACGACGCTTTCTTCGAACAGTACTACGACATTTCTGTATACAGTCCAGATACTTTTTATTCAAACGCAAAAGTGAATGCTTATTTGGATTTTGGATCTGTGTATTTAGTAAATGGTTACATGCAATTAATGAAGGTTAATGTAGTTGAGAATAAGTTCGTAGACTCTTACGAAGTAAACTTATTTGGTGCTATTAGCAATTTCTCTGTAGAAACTAATAGACTTTATTTAGATCAGTTAGATAACTTATCAAAATTTAACCACACTAGTTCTTACGATGCTATTACAGGAAGTTGGGAAGGAAATCTTTTTAATGGTGATATAAGATATCCAATGGCTGACTATGGTAAAAGAATACAATTTTCTAATCAAACTTTTGTTGGTATAGACGATAACCAAGATGGATTAACAGTATCAGATTACAAACCAGCTATAAGACTAAAAGCTTTATTTGATGGTATATTTGAGAAAGTTGGATTTACTTATACTGGTAGTTTCTTTAATCAATCTTGGTTAGAAGATGTATACGTTTTATTAAATACTAGGAGCAGATATCCTGAATTCTCTTATGCAGAATTAGAAACATTTGGCCAAGGAAAAGTAGTAGATATATTAGGATCAGCAGACAATTATCAGTTGACTAATAACACTGTTACCAATTTACCAATGGGCGCAATAGAATACGATTACAGTGGATTCTTTACGGTAGGAAATCCATTCAAATATTTTGCTTCCATTCCTAGCAGATATTTGGCAAAAATACAATTATCTTATAGAGTAGTAAATTCATCCACTACTGCACAATCTCAATATCCAGTATGGTATTATTATGCTTTTGATGCTAATGGAAATCAAGTTGACTATCAAGTGCTAGCTCTTATAAACGAGTATACAGCAAGAGTAGCAGAGAATAGAGTTGGAAGCACAACTGTAACAGAAAATTTTACAGTTAGTGAAACAATTAATACCTCTCCATTAACTGGATCTATTAGTTTTAAAATACTACAACAAGCATACATTGCATCAGGCTCTTCAGGTGGTGTTGCAGTAACTCCTAACTACAATCTATTTTTAAATCCAACAGGAAGTAGAGATTATTGTTCATTTGAAGTAACTCAAGTAAGACAAGCTGCTGATTATAGAGTAATGGAAATTCCACTTAATATGCCTTTTGGTACTAATGGAATTAAGTTAGTTGAATTTATTAGAGCAATACAAAAGAAATTTAATCTTGTAATATACGAAGATAAGACTACTCCTAATCAAATGATAGTAGAATCTTTTAACGATTGGTATTTAAAAGGCCAAGTACAAGATTTTAATCAATACATAAACATTAAGAATAAGGTTGAGTTTATTCCAGCAAATACATTGGCAGTAAACAAAATTTCTTTTAGCGACAAAAACGACGAGGATTATATATCTAAAGTATTCAAACAAGAAAACAATAGAATTTACGGTCAATCTTTTTGGTTAGATACTGGTTCTTATTTTTCTGAAGGAGACTTTAAAGTTGAGACAGTACTTGGTTCCGGACCCATATTTCAACTGGCTCAAACAGTAACTTCTGGATCTTCAGTTGGAAATTCATGTACAAGCTATCAGATTAATTATGGTGGAACTGCAGGAGCTGCTTCAGTTAGATATACTAGTTGCGAAGGATTACCAGTAACGCAATCAATAACTCCAACTACAACTCCTTTATTTATATGCGCTCAAAATGGAGTGTATCCTAAATTAGTTGGTTCTCAAGTAAGTTGGACTTTAAATGGATCTTGTAGTGGTTTACCAGACACTCAAGCGAGTTCTAGTTTCTTACCAGTAGCAATTCCATTATATATAGGTGATCAAAACTATAGACCAACTCAAGTATTTCCTAGACTTCTATTCAATAACGGTATGGTTAGCTCTAGTGAATATTATATAGAAGGTACAAACAGCGCTGCTACTCCAATGTCGATAGGCCAAAATCCTCAACAAACATATCCTTACTTCGATAATTACAATGTGATCAGTGGGTCCTATCCCACACTAGGTTCTAGAAGTTTACTATTTAACAACGAAACAGCAACTTTAGGAACAACTCCTGAAAATAGTTTAATAGACACATATTGGTCTACTTACTTAAATTTATTATACGCTCCAAATACTAGATTAGTAAATGCATCAGCAGTAATTCCTTTAGCTAAGTACTTCGATATGGAGTTAAACGACTTAGTACAATTCAGAGGTAACTATTACCACTTAAGAGCAATAAACGATTACGACCTTACTACAGGTGAGTGTATGGTTGAACTATTAGGACCAATTATTTCAGATGCTTTAGCAGCACAACAGTTTGGAACATTACCAGCAAGTGGTTCTGGTCCTACAACTTTTGGAGACTTTAACTGTGATTACAATAGCGATTTCTATAACAATGGATGTAGCGGTAGTGCACCTCCAACCCCTGGTAGCTCTTCATTAGACGTACAATACTTAGTTGTAGGTGGTGGAGGTGGAGGTGGACAACAAGGTGGTGGCGGTGGAGCAGGATCTCTTAGAAGTGGTAGTTTTACTATACCTACAGGATCATCATACACAGTTTCGGTTGGAGTTGGTGGTACTGGAGCAGTATACACAGGAGCTGCAGCTAAAACAGGATCTGATTCTACTTTCCATACAATAACAAGTCAAGGTGGTGGAATAGGAGGATCTGCTGGAAATGCAGGTGGAAATGGTGGATCTGGCGGTGGTGGTTCTTACTTAGCTGGTGGTGGTTTATCATCAACTGGTGGTAACGATGGTGGAGCAGGAGGTGGAGCATCTAACTATCCTAATGCCGGAGGTGGAGGAGCAGGCGCAGTTGGAGGTGATGGAATAACAAATAGTGGAGCAGGTGGCGCGGGTTTAACTTGGACAGTAAATGGCACTAACTACGCTGGAGGCGGCGGTGGTGGATACACTAGTCAAGGAGCATCATTCGGTGCAGGTGGTATTGGAGGTGGAGGTAGAGGTTCTATATCTAGTCCAAGCGCAGCACAACCAGGAACAGATGGACTTGGAGGTGGAGGAGGCGGTGGTGGTAACCAGACTGGTAATGTAGGAATCAATGGAGCTAAAGGAGGAAATGGAGTTGTTATAGTTGCATATCCAGGATCTGGAAGTAAAGCATCAGGTGGAACAATCACTTATTCAGCGCCTAACACATATCATACATTCACAAACACAACTGGTAGCTTTACATTCACAGTACCATTGTAATATTAAGTTATAATATAGATAAAAAATAAAATAAAATGGCAATAAGCAACGCGGCAGCATTGGCCGCATCATCATCAGCAGTCTACACAACAAACGGAGCTAACGCTATTACAGCAGCTTTAGTTAGACCTTTTAATGCTAACTGGATTTCAAGTTCAGTATTGATAGAGCAAAACAATATTGGTAACTTTCAACTAACAGGAACATCTTATATTCAAGGAATTTCCATATTCACTGGATCTTTTGGATTAACTGGATCTGCAACAAATGCACCAGTAACTGTTTCAGCAACAGCTACAGCAAGTATAGATTGCAGACTAGGTAACCTTTTCTTAGTACAGTTAGGAGCAAGTACTTCAACTAGATTTGAATTCAATAATGCAAGAATAGGACAGACAGGTAATTTGGTAGTTACTACTCCAAATGCTATTACTGTTACTACATGTAGTTTCTCATCTAACGTAAAACAAGTTAGTGGATCTGCTTACATTCCTACTAGTGGTTCTTATGCAATTGATATGTTGTCTTTTGTAACAGATAATACCGAGACTGTATTTGTTGTAAATAGTAAAAAGTTTATTTAATGTTAGAACTTAAAATTGATATAGAAACAACACTAAAACTTTTAAAAGCTTTTCCAAAAGATAAGAGTTTATTAACACCAACAATAGAGGTAGCAAAGGGGAAATATAAAATAAAAAGAAGCAAATGGCAAAGACTATTAAAGTTAAAGTAGATGTAGATTCTAACTCGGTACAGATAGCAAATCAAGATACTCTTACACTAACACAACAAGTTAGAGAACTTAAGAAAGCTTTACAAACTGTTCCAGAGGGTACAAAAGAATGGACTCTAATACAACAAAAATACAATGAAACTAAAGACGCTTTAGATCGTGTAAACGTTAAATCTAAAGAGTTATTTGGTACTATGTCTGCTTTACCAGGTCCTATCGGTCAGGTAAGTGGTCAATTAGACAGTACTGTAGGAGTATTAAAAACTTTTAGTGCTATTAAGTTTAGTGATCTTAAAGCTCAGTTTGTTGCATTAGGTGCAGATTTAAAAGAGATAGGAGCTAATTTTTTAAAGTTAACTGGTATCACTGCAGTTTACAATAGAACTATTGCTTTAACTGGCGCCACTGCTGCAACAGCAAGCACTGGAGTAAAGGCGTTGGCGGTAGCTACTTCTGCTTTATATACTGCTTTAGGAATTGGAGTAATATTACTTTTAATAGAAGGTGGTAAGGCTATCTATAATATGATAGATCCTACAGAAAGAGAAGCTGCAGCATTAAAAAAATTAAAGGATTCATTCAATGAATTAGACCAAGCTATTGATCAGAGTAAAAAGATTAACGATGCTTACACTAAGGTAATGCTTGCTAATGCTAAAATGAGAGGAGCTAGTCAAAAAGAATTAGACGATATAGCTTTAACAGGAGCAGCAAAACAAAAAGATATAGCAAAAGATGCATTAAATTCTGCTGAATCTGAACTAAAAACTTTTCAAGGCATTGTAGATAAGAAAAAAGCAAAAAATAAAAAAGCAACAGACGATGAACTTAAAGCAGTAGAAGATGCTAAAGCTAAAAGAGATAAAGCTAACGATGATTTAAGAACTGCTGGTGTGTCAGAAACAGAGTTACTAGCTTCTATTGCAGAAAGAAAATTAAAGGCACAACAAGAAAACACAGCTAAAACTGCTGCAGAATTAAAAAAAGAAGCAGATATTAGAAAAGCTGCTTTAGAAACTATAGCAAAGAACGAAAAAGATGCCATACTTTCTTTATTACCAGAAAGAGAACAAGAACTTAGAAAAATTGGTGATGATTATAGAGCTAAAATTGCTTTAGCGACAAAGTTTGGTCAAGACACTACTATTTTAGAAGAGGCTTGGAGAGAGGCTTTAAGATTAAAGAAAGCAGAATACGCAACTAAAGACTACGAAGAATTTGAACAAAAGCTAGCAAAAGATCTAGAGAATATAGATAAAGCTAATAAATTAAAGGCTGATAAGGAAATTGCACAAATAACCTATTTAAAGCAAGTTGGTTTATTTACAGAAGAGGAATTTGTAGGTAAAATAGCAGCAATAAAAATGCAAGCTACTTACGATGAAGTTGAAAGACTTACTATTGAAGGAGAGGCATTAGAGTATTACAGACAAAAACAAGTAGACTACAAGGACGCTGTAGTAAATATAAACAATACACTAAAAGAGAGTTGGTACAGTTTAGCTGAAACTACTGCACAAACTTTTTTACAATTAGCTAACTTATTTGAACAAGGAAGTGATTTACAAAAATCATTTGCTATTATTGGTGTTTTAATTAACGCAGCATCAGCAATAGGAAAAGTAAGCTTAGCTGCTACAGAGGCAAGCGCAGAGTTTTCTAAAACAATAGCTACAGGTACTGCAACAGTTGCTTCAGGTATTGCTCTTGCCGCAAATCCAGTTACTGCTATTATAGGTGCAGCTCAAATAGCCGCTGGTAAAACTGCTATAGCTACTGGTGGAACTGGATTAGCTGCTGTTAAAACAAATGCTACATTACAAAAAGTCGGAATCGGAGTTACTTCAGCAGCTCAAATAGCGGCAATATTATCTGCTAAAAAATCTGCTGGTGGAGCGGCTTCAGGATCTACTGGCTCAGGCGGTTCACAAGCTGCCACTCCAGCATTCGCAGCTCCAGCACAAGCACAGGTACCAAGTGTTGAAAAAAGCAACGTTAGTTCTGAAGGGAAAATAGGACAAATAGTTACTGGTGCTGCAACTGAACAAGGTAAAAGACCACTTCAAACTTACGTTATAGGCAGTCAAGTATCTAGCCAACAACAATTGGACAGAAGAGTTTCATTGGCAGCTAGAATGGGAGGATAATAAACATAAATCAATTTTGACATTATAATACTATGGAACCTAAAAAGAAAAGACTAAGAAAAAGAAAGCTATATCAGATGGAAATAGACGAATCTCTAGATAATGGAGTATTTGCTATAAGTTTGGTAGAAGACCCAGCAATAGAAGAGTTGTTTGTTTATATGAGCAAAGAACATCAAATGATTAAATTGGCTGAAGTAGACAAAGAAAAGAGAATCTTAATGGGACCAGTATTGATTCCAAACAAAGAAATACCTAGACATGATGACGAAACAGGAGAAGAGTACTCCATAGTATTCACCCCTGCTGTTGTAGAGCGCGCTGCTCAGTTATTTATGCAACAACAAAGAAACAACAACGCAACAATAGAACACACAGAGAAGAGCATCCCAGATGTTTCTGTAGTAGAATCTTGGATTATAGCAAACCCAGAAAAAGATAAGAGTAATGTGTACGGAATGAAATTTCCTACTGGGACTTGGATGTGTATGATGAAAATAAACAACGAAGACGTTTGGCAAAACTACGTAAAAGCTGGCAAAGTGAAAGGCTTCTCACTAGAAGGGCTATTCGGTCACTTAGAAGTAGACGCTGAATGGGGAATTCCTGACGTACCATCAACTAGTTCATCTCAAGGATATCCTAACCCTAGTCAATTTCCACCAGCTAGTACAAACAATCAACCTTACGATGT